ATGAAAGACAGTAATTACGATGACATTATCAACCTTCACCATCACGTTTCGAGGCGACATCCACAGATGAGTCTCTATAGTCGGGCAGCGCAGTTCGCCCCTTTTGCTGCTCTTTCCGGCTATGAGGAAGCGATAGCCGAGACGGCACGCTGTACGGTTCGGGAGGCGGAACTGATGGAGGATGACCGGCAGCTGCTCGACCGCAAGCTCTCGTGTCTCTCCTTCCGTCTGGCCGAACATCCTGTTGTCTCGATTACCTATTTCCAGCCAGATATGAAAAAATCAGGTGGGAAATATATGATAGCCACCGGTATTGTCAGGGAAATTGATGAACGTGGACGTATGATACGGATGGATGACGGCAAGCTGATCTGTATCGACACAATTGCCGCGATGGAGAGTGAAGTGTTTGCACCGGATGGAGATCAGCTTTCTGAAAACGGTCCGGCAGTGTTGTCATGGTAGCATGATGTGTGACTGTTAGAACCTGCCATGCGTCTTTCTTATTAAGCGTCTGATAAAGAAAGAACTTTACATTGTATTCATCAGAACGCCCTCTTTTCATGTATCAGAACGCCTGCTGAAGACATGACTGGGATACAGTGTTTTGCAACCAGCCGTTACCTGCGTTCCAATCAACGCCTACTTACACTCCAAGTAGTGCTTACTTGTATGCCAACTGATGCCTGTTTGCGATGCAAGTAAGCAAGGAAAATGAAGATAAATCTAAGTTTGTGCAAACTTACTGATAATGAGGAGGAAACAAAATGATTTGCATAAAACTGCTCTGTTCGTAAAAGGCAGGAAAGTGCGGATTTAAGCAGAAGTTCAGTTACTAAATCATTACCAAGATTTGAAGTAGGTAACTAAATGCAGATATAGGTAACTGAAATTATTTGGTTCGTGTGTTTGTTGCTTTGGTCGGCAGTTTTCTGCATAAGTGAAGAACGCTTTAATTCGGGTAACTTTGCCCATAAAAATTAAAGCGTATGAAAACAGTAAAGATGAAGGTGTTGCTCTACCTCAAAAAGAGCAGTTTGGACAAGTCAGGTAAGGCTCCCATCATGGGACGTATCACGCTTGGAAGGAGTATTGCACAGTTCAGTTGCAAACTGTCCTGCAATCCCGATTTGTGGAATCCTCGTGAAAGTAGAATGGACGGAAAGAGCCGTGAGGCTGTGGAAGTGAATGGAAAGCTGGAAAACTTATTATTGTCCGTCCATTCTGCTTATCAGGCTGTATTAGCTAAAGGGTGCCCATTTGATGCAACTGATATAAAAGAGGAATTTCAAGGAAGCGTTCAATCTAAGTGTATGCTTATTGAAAGACTGGATAGACTCATCAAAGAGAAAGAAAACCATATCGGCATTGACATCAAGGAGGAAAGTATATTTGGCTACTATTCCACTCGTACCCATTTGCAGAACTTTATACAAAGGAAGTATAAGGTTGCTGATTTAGCTTTCTCACAGCTTACCGAACAATTTATCTACGACTTCCAACAATACTTTATGGGTACTTGTGGGTTTCAGGAAAGTACGTTCTATAATGCCGCTACCCATCTGAAAACGGTATGCAGATTGGCTTATCGTGAAGGATTAGCCGATATTTTATTGTTTGACAAAGTCAAGGTAAGCAAAGGCGACAAGAAACTACCCAAAGCTCTTGACAGGTGTTCGCTTGACAAACTAATGAACATACAGTTTGGAGAGTTGGAGGAGGAAATGGAAATCGCAAGGGACTTGTTTGTCTTTGCCTGTCATACAGGTGCAGCCTATTGTGATTTGATGGAACTAAGTAAGGCACATCTTATGCGTGATGAAGAGGGAAGCCTTTGGCTGAAGTTCAACAGGCAGAAGACAGGCGTACTCTGCCGTATCAAGTTGCTACCCGAAGCCATCAGGATAATAGAGAAGTACAAGAGCGATGAAAGGGAAAGGCTATTGCCACAGATGAAATATGCCACCTATCAGTCGTATCTTAAAGCATTGCGCCTAAGAGCAGGCATAGCCTTTCCTTTTACCACGCATACGGCAAGGCATACCTTTGCCACGCTCATTACCCTTGAACAAGGAGTACTGATAGAAACGGTAAGCAAGATGTTGGGGCATAGTAACGTGAGTATGACCGAGCGGTACGCAAAGGTTACGCCACAGAAGCTGTTTGTGGAGTTTGAGCGTTTCCTTTCTTTCACAGAGGATATGCAGATGAGCATTTAGCAATAGTAGCATTAAAACTAAAAACATGATGAGAAGTACATTCAAAACACTGTTTTATATCAACAGACAAAAGACTAAGGCAAACGGTCTGACCTCCATACTCTGCCGTATCACGATAGATGGCAAGAACTCTGTCATTACCACAAACGAAGAATGTAAGGCTGTGGAGTGGAACACGAAACAGGGAGCAACAACGAATAAGAAAACCAATCTTCGACTGCAATCATTTAGAGAACTGGTAGAGAATACTTATCAGGAACTGCTCCTTAAAGACGGAGTGGTAAGTGCTGAACTGCTTAAAAACAGATTGCAAGGCATTGCAACTTCTCCCACCACTTTGTTGGAGTTTAGCAATACAGAACTACAATCGGTAAAGGAAGGTGTGGGCAAATCAAAGGCTGAAGGTACATACACTAACCTTTGCTATGCTAACAGGAAGCTGTGCGAGTTTATAAAGGACTTAGGGGGTAAGGATATAGAAATCCAAAACGTAACAGAGGAATTGTTTGAGAAATACCGCTTCTTTCTTAAAAAGAAAGGATTGAAAGGCTCTACCATCAACAATTATCTTTGTTGGCTGAGCCGTTTAATGTTCCGTGCGGTAAGCCAGCGCATCATTCGTTATAATCCATTTGAGCATGCAGAATATGAAAAGGTGGAAAAGGCTATCCGCTTTCTTAGTAAGAGTGATGTGAAAAAACTGATGGCTATGAAGATATGTGATAGTGATGCCGAGCTTGCCAGACAGATGTTTATCTTCTCCTGCTTCACAGGTTTAGCCATTACGGATATGGAACACTTGATGTTTGGGCATATCAAGAGTGCCGCAGACGGACAGATGTATATAAGAAAGGAGCGTCAGAAAACAAAAGTAGAATTTATAGTGCCGTTACATCCCATAGCCAAGACGATTATCGAGCAACAAAGGCAGCTACAAGCGGTGAAAGAAGAAGGCAATAATACGGATATGGATAATCGTCTTATCTTTCAACCCTGTTGCAGCAGAAGTGTGTTAGCAGCGAAGTTAAGCATCGTAGGCAAGGCTTGTGGTATCAAGCAACGCCTGTCCTATCACATGGCAAGACATACCTTCGGAACGATGTGTCTAAGTGCAGGTATTCCCATAGAAAGCATCGCCAAGATGATGGGACACGCATCAATTGCAAGTACACAGATTTATGCGCAGGTAACCGACTGCAAGATTTCGGAGGACATAAACAAACTCATCGCCAAACATCAGGAGAAGAACAAAGAAAACGATACAATGGAAACGGAAGCTATTACCATAGGGGCAATGACGATTGTTAACGCAAGCAGAAACGAAAGCATGGAGGAAACGGCATGAATACAGAAGACAGATTGCAGACAGGGACAGATTCTCGACAGAGCATAGCACGCAGCTATTTTGAATGGGGAAACGGTATGCAGGTTGTCCGCAGGGGTACAGGCGATGTAGCCATGACCGAGGGCGAACTTGCGAGGTTCTTTGGTGTGACATGGAAGAAAGTCAGTGGCAGACTTCGGGCGATAACCGAAGATTCCATCCTATCTCCAGATGAAAGGAATGCAGGTGAAAGGAAGATTGCCACAGATAAGGAGGTAAGAGGCTACGCACCGCTTTACCCACTACCGACAATCATCGCCCTTTCCTTTCAACTTGACTGCATAGAAGCCCACCTGTTCAGAAGGCATGTGTGCAGTGAGTTGATGCGTCCAAGGAACTCTGTCATTCCTATCATCATATATGACAGGGGTGTCAATAGCTGAATATGTTCCAATCCTTTTTCTTTCATTGTTTTCTTACTACATTACTACAATATGAGATAAACCGATGAAAGAAAAAGGATTACGTTGTTGTCAGTAGTTGCTTATGTGTGTTACTACGATATGACTACATACTACCAACAAGTGAACGGAAAGAATATGTTTCTATTAACTATAGAATAGAGTCAGAGAGGTTTGTGAACCAAACTCTCGTATCTCGTTGTATATAAACTTTCTATATGTTTTGACAAATCATCAGTGTAGCATTTTTGTAGCAGTATTCTGACCGCTTAATGACTACCATTCTGACTACCTATTGAAAGCTCAACCGCTCTCTTTTCTTGGGTACAAAGATATATAAAAATGTACTACCATCCAAATCTTTGCGTCATAAATATTTAGAGATTTTACTGCTACATTTTCCAGTGCAAGGTGCAAGCCCTTATATATAAAGGGTCTTGCACCTTGCACTGCGTATTTTTTAAAACAATTTTAATTGTCTAAACCGTATTTCATATTGTCTTTTTTCAGATTAAAATCATTATATTAGCCAATATATTATGTGTTCCGCTACTGTTAAACAAACTTGCACTGGCTGCAAGACAGATTGCATAGTATGCAAACATTTTCATGTAGCGGGTTGCTCTTGTGACAGTGCTTTAGTAATTTTATAAGTATGAAAGAATTATTGGAAATGCTGAAGTCGGCAAGAGTGAAAAATGGTTATTCGCAGGAGTATCTGTCTGTTATTCTGAAAGTTAGTTCGAGCCGAATCTCGCGCTGGGAAAAAGGAAAGACAGCAATGACCCTTGATCAAGTTCTGATGTACGCTTCTAAAGTGGACATCCAGCCTACCAAAATATTCGAGTTTCTTGCACGTAATGGGCAGACTGATCCTTTACCTATAGCAGAAATTCACCTGGAGGTTTTCACTGAGGAAGCATTCAGAAGACTTTCACAGTTAGTCTGTGAACTCGGAATAGAACATGTAACAATTAAAACCAAACGATTACGCTGATGGAAATAATCGCAGTAGAAAGCCAAGCCTATCAAGAACTGATAGACAAGCTCAATCGTATTGAGCAGTATGTTGAGCGCACCTCCCGTCTTATCCAAGACATTGACGACGAGCTGGAGATGACCACGAAAGACCTAATCGGGACTCTGAATGTTTCAGAGTCCACCCTTTACCGCTGGCGCAAGAAGCAGCTGGTGCGTTACCGCTACACGGAGGGCGGCGATGTGCGCTACTTTTTCAAGTCAATCATTATTGCCGTGAAATGTAGCCGGCTCCGTGTATCAGGGATGAGGAACGATGAGATTCTCGGACGACTCAACCGCTTCAAGGACAATCTTATAATGAGTTCTTGCCTTAATCCTAAAAATAGATAAAGTATGATAGATAAAGAACAAATACTTTTGCTTACACAAGGAGGGTTGAACGTGTTCTCCCATTTCCTTGGCTTTGAGGTGAACCTTCATCGCAACTTCCGCAGTCCTTTCTATGATGACAGGCGGGCTTCCTGTCATATTTTCTATGACAGGAAGAGCTCATCCTATAAGTTCTATGATCATGGCGATACCGCCTATTCAGGAGACTGTTTCTGGTTTGTGGCAACCTTGCACAGCCTAAACCTGAAGACCGATTTCCCAAAAGTCTTGAAAATCATCGTACAAGAACTGGGACTGTATTCTTTGTATGACGGTGAGAGGTGTAGTGAGGGCAAAATTGCTACGCCGATTCAGAAAAGTCTAGTCATCCCAAGTTCAAAGGCTGACATTACCGAAAGTAAGGAAGAACGTCCATACAGTTTCGAGATACAGCCATTTGACAATGGGCTGCTGAACTATTGGGGGCATTATGGCATCCATGAGGATACACTCCGCCTTTTTCGGGTACGGAGTCTTAAACGCTATGAGAGTATTTCTTCTGATGGAAGAAAATTTGAACTTTATGGCTCACCTACGGAACCTATCTTTGCTTATATCGGAAACGGGTATGTCAAAATATACCGTCCCCACAGCCCGAAAATCCGCTTTCTTTATGGTGGGCGGATGCCTGCCACCTATTGCTTCGGAATGGAGCAGATTCCTGCCAAAGGAGATATGCTCTTCATTACAGGCGGGGAAAAGGATGTACTCTCATTGTATGCACACGGCTTCAATGCAATCTGCTTCAACAGTGAAACGGCACAGATACCGACAAGCATCATCGAGAGCCTTCAGCTTCGCTTTCGACATATCATACTTCTGTATGATGCTGACGAGACAGGCGTACGCGAGAGTCACAGACAAGCAGAACATCTGGCAGAATACAAAGTATTGAACCTTTCACTTCCGCTAAGTGGTACGAAGTCTGAAAAAGACATTTCAGATTTCTTTGCCTTGGGCAACGGGGCAAAGGAACTGAAAGAGCTGCTTGCCAAGATGTTCTCAGACCTATACAGCCAAACCATGATGATGTTACGTTCCTGTGAAATTGACTATGAGAATCCACCGGACATTTCCAAATCAGTAGTAGCAGTAAACGGTGTGCCACTCGGCACGCAGGACAATCTGTTCTGCATTACTGGAGGTGAGGGGACAGGCAAGAGCAACTATGTCGGAGCCATCCTTGCCGGAGCGTTGGGAGAAAAACGATTGCCGATAGAGAATACCTTGGGATTGGAGATTACCGCCAATCCCAAAGGCTTGGCAGTCCTGCACTATGACACGGAACAGTCCGAGGCACAGCTGCACAAGAACTTGGGTAAGACACTGCGTAGGGCTTCTCTGACGGCAGTACCGGAGTTTTGCCATTCCCTGTATCTTGCCTCTCTGTCCCGCAAGGACAGGCTGAAGCTTATCCGCGAGAGTATGGACTTGTTCCATCACAGGCATGGAGGCATCCATCTTGTGGTGATTGACGGAATAGCCGACTTAATACGTTCCGCCAACGATGAAACGGAAAGTATTGCCATTGTGGACGAGCTTTATCGCTTGGCGGGGATTTATAATACCTGTATCATCTGCGTGCTGCACTTCGTACCGAATGGTATCAAACTCCGTGGTCATATAGGCTCGGAACTGCAACGCAAGGCGGCCGGTATTCTCTCCATTGAGAAAGACGACAATCCCGAATACTCGGTCGTAAAAGCATTGAAAGTCCGTGACGGAAGTCCGTTGGACGTACCGATGATGCTTTTCGGCTGGGATAAGACAGAGGACATGCACGTCTATCGTGGTGAGAAGTCCAAGGAGGACAAGGAAAAGCGCAAGACCGATGAACTTATCGGCGTTGTCAGAGAGGCTTTCAGAAAACCCCTCAAGCTCACTTACCAATAACTTTGTGAGGTCTTGATGCGCGAGATGGAAATCAAGGACAGAACCGCAAAGAAGTACATCGCCTATATGAAAGAACAACGTATCTTGGCACAAGATACCAATGGTAACTATCAAAAAGGAGAACTATGTCGTACTTAGAACATCATACAGAAGATACATGGCAGAAACGATTGTTTGATAAACTGATGCGTGTCGAGGACAAACTCGACCGCCTGCTGATCCTGCAAGAGCAATCTGTTGATACAACAGTCCATCCTCCCTTGAAACCCGAATACTTGGATATCATTGATGTATCCAAGATTCTCAAAGTGGAGCAAAAGACCGTTTACAACTGGGTTTGGGCAGGAAAAATCCCTTATCTCAAAGCCAATGGACGATTACTTTTTCTCAGGGAAGAGATTGACGAGATGCTGAGAAGGCGAGATAGTTGGTGATGCGTATTTGTTGGTTTTTATTGTTGTTTTGTTGTGTAAATGCAAGCAGTTACATTACAAAATAACGGTTACAAAATTGATAATACGTACATTAATACTGGCATAGCTCGTTAAGCTCGTACTTTTCTCTGTTTTTTGTGCTGATTATGAGATTTTATATGTACCTTTGTTGTCGTGAATAATGCATTATTTCGCGACAAAATACAATTATAATTATGACAAAAAGCATTGAAAGTAAAATACTTATAAAATCAAAGAAGTGCGGACGCGGTTCTGTATTTTTTGTGGGGGATTTTATTTCGTATGGCAATCGAGATGCCGTTAATAAGGCTTTGGAACGTCTCGTAGAAAAAGGACAGATGCTTAGGGTTGCACGTGGCATTTATTGCTACCCCAAAATGGAAAAAGTATATGGCCTGGGTATGGTTCCTCCATCGCTTGAGGATATTGCCAAAGCAATGGCAAAAAGGGATGGCGCAAGAATTGTCCCAACGGGACTTTATGCCCAATACCAGTTAGGACTGACTCAACAGATACCGATGAACATAGCTTACTTAACCGATGGCGTCTCACGTACTATAAATCTTGGCGAAGGGAAAAACATAAAATTCAAGCGCGCCTCTCCCAGATATTTCTCCATCCGTAGCCGGTTGGCCCTTCTCTTAACAACAGCCCTTAAAGACTGGAAAGTAGAGAAACTGACTGATGAGCAGGTTGCTACCATTAAAATGAAGTTAAACGAAAATCCTCACCTTCAAGTTGCCGACCTCAAACTGATGCCTTCAAAGGTAAGGGAATTTATAGTTGGTCTATATGAATAGGTTTCTTGGATTATCCGATTCACAACGGAAAAGCGTCTATGAATCAATTGCAGATAAAGTCGGGTTACCCGCACAAGTGATTGAGAAAGATTTTTGGGTAACTGCAATCTTGCAAACTATCTTTTCACTTCCTATAGCAGAGCATCTTGTTTTCAAAGGCGGCACAAGTCTGAGCAAAGGTTGGAAACTTATAGAGCGATTCTCGGAAGATATAGATGTTGCTGTCAATCCTGTTTTTCTTGGTGCTCCTGAAGGAGATCTCACAAAAAAACAAATCAAGAAATTGCGCAAGGCATCATCGCTTTTTGTTTTAGAGGAACTAACCCCTATGATTTGTGAAGAACTAAAAAGACAAGGCTTGCAGTCGTTTGTCACAGTTAATGCCCAACCCAATGGCGAAGGTGACGCCACCTATCCCGAACCACGTCAGATTTATCTTCACTATAAATCAGTTTTTGACAAGGAGCTTACATATCTCCGCCCTGATATTGTATTGGAAGTGAGTGCACGTTCATTGCTTGAACCGACAGAATCAATACAAATTAAAAGTATTATTGGAGAGCATCTTCCGATTACACCATTGGCTGACAGTGCCGTTCATACTGCTATTCCCGCAAAGACATTCCTTGAAAAGGCGTTTTTGCTTCACGAACTCTTCTCCATTCCCGGACACGGAATGATAGCAGAGCGCAAGAGCCGACATCTTTATGACCTTTACGTCATGATGAATAAAGATTTTGCAAAGAAAGCCATTGCAGATGATGCATTATGGGAATCTATTCGTCATCATAGAGAAATTTATACTTCAGTGAAAGATGTGGATTATACTCCTGATGTACGCAAACGTCTCAGGATTGTCCCCCGGAAAGATATTCTTGAAGAATGGAAATCAGACTATCAGGCAATGATGGAATCAATGATTTATGGCAAAAAGCCTTCATTTGAAGAACTGTTAGATGCACTATCCGAACTTCAAGAAAGGTTTAGGATAAGCAAATAGTAAACAACACAAGTAATCTATTAGATTTTGGCAATAACAAGCGTTATTTGCCAAAATCTAATAGAGAGAACTAAGGAATAACATTAAGGATAATGTCGCCATTTCGGTTTGAAACTCTGCGAATGTTTCTCCTCTTCTGCATCCTGAACAGAAAGGTTATCATTCCCTTTCCCGACAGAATGATTGTTGCCGGACAGACCCTCTCCTTGTTTCATTTCATCCTTTGCATCTTGTTCCTCTTCCGGAGGTGAAAGTGTTAAGACTATTTTTCTGTCCAGCTCCGCAGCTTCACTTTTAAGTGAGCGAAGCTCGTCCTCTTTTTTCCACGAGCTGTTTGCAATAGTAATGTAAACCTCCTTACCAGCAGCTACTTTTTCCATTTCCTTCTCATGCGACTCTATCACCTTCGGGATACGCTCCAAAGCATTAACGAAGTTCTGGCAGGCGAGTTTCGGGTCTGTTGCCAACTTACCGTTATTATAGGTATAGTAAATACTCTCCTGACCTTTCACAAAGAAGCGGTTCACCGAGCAGTCGAACAAGTCCTTGGAAGTACTCTCTGTCTTGACCATGATGGAAAAGCCGTAAATCTCACCGATTTTGTTGTACTCGCCCTTGGTTCGTGCCTTTTCGTCTATCTCCTGCAGACGTGCAGCAATGGCCTTGATGTCTGTACTGTCTTCCACACCTTTGATTGTCAGTTTATTTATAGGTGTACCTTCATCATCACGCTCCACACACTTCTCAAAGAGAGCTAAATCAGACTGTGCCTCTTTGATTTTGTCCGTATGGAAGGATACAGAACTCTCAATCTCTGCCAACTTGCCCGTTGCGGCATCACGCTCACGGAGGAAGTTCTTGCGCTCTGATTCCAATGTGGTAATCTTCTTGTCCAGTCTTGCTTTCTCCAAAAGGTCGGTATTGCCAGAAAGCACCGCTACGTATTCGGAGAAGTTCATGCCGCTGTCCTCGTCCATTGAACCCTCGTCAATGGTACGACTGCCAAGCGTGTTTGTCTTCAGCTGATTGATGAAAAGCTGCTTGTTGTGAAGCAGGTTGAACTTATAACTGTCTAGCGATCGCTCTACGGCATAGATAATCACATCAACCTTGTTGTCGGCAAACTCCTTGGCAACAAGGTTTCCTTTACGGATGGCACGCCCGTTACGCTGTTCCAGATCCGATGGTCGCCACGGCGTGTCAAGTTGATGGACCGCAACGGCACGTTGCTGGGCATTCACACCAGTACCCAACATGGATGTAGAACCGAAGATGATACGGATGTCGCCTCGGTTCATGGCATCCACCATCGCTTTCTTGGCCTTCTCGTTCTTGCATTCCTGAATGAAGCGTATCTCGTAGGACGGGATATGATAGTCTTCTACCAGCTTACGCTTGATTTCCGAATAGACATTGAAATGTCCACCGGGCTTATAAGTACCTAAATCAGAGAAAACGAACTGTGTACCTTTCTGTGCGTCGAACTTTCGGTAATAGTCATTGAGCATCTTGGCACAATGGCTTGCCTTGTTGTCGATATGATCTGAGTAAGCATTTTCATCTATCATTCTGAGGTCAAGGCTCATCTTGCGGGCGTAATCAGTCATTAAGAATTAAGGGAAACAGAGGGAAATACAGGGAATGTAACTATTTGAAATATCATTATTTAGCATTTTCCTGCCATTATGGGGATTAGCAAAAACGAGCATCAAACGGCAGGAGTTCCGTTACCAAATCGTAACCCATCGAAGAAAAAGCAAAAAGGGGTTACGGATTGAATGTAAATAGTTGTTGTTTAGGTGTTTATTCCTCATCTTTCATTTTTCTGCATCGCTCAGGAATACTTGTTCATCTGTACCTTTGCAAACAAAGGAAATTTAGAAAAAACGACAGAAAAATGAAAGAAAACAAGCTGAAAGTATCGTTCTTCGTTCAGGCGAAACGAACCGACAAGAAAGGACTTGTGCCTGTCATCGGGCGCATCTCAGTGGGCAGAACCCATTCAGGATTCTCCACCAAGTGCAAGACTCCTCTCACTCTTTGGGACAGTCGTAAGCAACGGCTCGTCGGCAAGAGTGCAATGGCGGTGTCTGTCAATCAGAAACTCGGTGAATGCACCGCACTCATTCACGCACGCTTTCACGAATTCAGTGAAAGAGAAGAAGCCTTTACCGCCACCGACGTGAGGGATGCCTATCAGGGGCAAATCCACCGTCAGGCCTTGCTCTTGGAGAGTTTTGGGGAGTATCTCACACAGACAAAGGAACGTATCGGTATCGACCGAGCCTTAAAGACGCTCAAACTCCGTACCTACCAACTCTCCCTGCTCCGTGAGTATGTACAAAAGAAGTACAAGGTAAGCGACATTCCCCTTTCACAGTTGGACAATACCTTTATCGAGGGTTTTGAGTATTATCTTACCATCGACCGCCAACTGAAACGCAGCAGCATATCGAGTACCTTGTCTACTTTGCAGACCATCGTCCGCATGGCGGTGAAGAAAGGTGTGCTGGACTTCTATCCGTTCTTGGGCTACAGTTACGAGCGACCAAAGGGCGAGCCGAGAAGCATCACGCAAGACGAACTACAAAAGATAATTGACTTGGAGATTGAATGGGAGAACTACCGCATTGTCCGTGATTTGTTCGTCTTCTCCTGCTTTTCAGGACTGGCTATCTCTGACGTGCGCAATCTCAGAGAGGAAAACATCGTCTTGGAAGAGGGTGAACTCTGCATCAAGGGTAGGCGCATGAAGACTAAGACCCCATACCGTGTACAGGTACTTCCTCCTGCTTGGGCGATAATGGAGCGGTACAGGGGAAAGCGTGCAGGTTTTGTCTTTGACGTGCCGACCACAGATGTTATCCTCAATGGCATACACCACATACAGAGAAACATCGGGATGGAAACTCCGCTGACCTTTCACATGGCAAGACACACCTTTGCATCGCTTATCACGCTTTCGGCAGGCGTTCCTATTGAAACGGTGAGCCGTATGCTCGGACACACAAATTTGAGAACAACACAAATTTATGCAGCTGTTTCCTCCGAGAGAATCCATCGAGATATGCAGAAAGTGCAGCAACGCATACAAGATACATTCACCTTAAAACTTTGACATTATGGCACGAAGCACATTCAAGACACTATTCTATATCAACCGTTCCAAACAAAAGAAAAACGGCAGCTGCCCGATTATGGGACGCATCACCATAGACGGTGAGCAGGTGCAATACAGCACGGGCAAGGAAATCGCTCCCGAACTTTGGGACAGCCATAAGGGACGATGCAAAGGAACAGGCGAAGAAACAAAAGAAATCAACCGCTATTTACAAAGCAAAGAGGAACAAGCCAAAGCGAAGTATCAAGAATTAGTCTGGCAACGTGGCTATATCACTGCCGAGCTGCTGAAACGTGAACTTATGGAAGAAGACAAGCCCAAAGGTTTTCTTTTGGAGGAAGCACGACTATTTATTGAAGAAAAGCGTCCATGCGTAGGACTGACGATTGCCAAGCCGACTTTTGCCAATTACATCTATGCAGCGCAGCTCATTAAATCCTATCTGTGTGAACGCTTAGACCAGGAAGATATTCGATACGCACAGCTGGACTATGGCTTTATCGAAGGATTGGATTTCTACCTTAAACCCGTTGGCGGAATTAAAATGTAGCTATAATGATATACAAAAAGTTGCACATATCGTTGATTTTTAGTAACTTAGTGAAGTCAAAACCATTAAGTACAAATCCTCGTATGTGCAACTTATACACAAAATTCGTCAAAATCCTTGAGATATGCAAGCAATTCTCTCACAACCTTGTCAATGAGCAGGGAAATATACCCCGTCGTGGTCCCATGCCAAAATTTTCAGATTTGGAGGTCGTTGCCTTGTCCTTGACAGCGGAATCAGAGAGCATTGATAGTGAAAAATGGCTTTTTGATTATAAGCTTCAGGAGTACAAAGACAAAATACCTAACCTCATATCTCGCAGGCAA